TGAAGCTGGCCGCGGTGGACATCACCCGCATCTACAAGATGCCGCCACCCATGGTCGGGATGATGGAGGCTGCCACGTACAACAACGTGGAAAACCTCCAGATCCAATTTGTGATCTACACCCTGATGCCATGGCTTCGTCGCCATGAGCAGGCGCTGCAGCGCGATCTGCTGCTGCCCTCCGAGCGAAGCCGCTACTACATCGAGTTCAACATCGGCGGCCTGCTGCGCGGTAACCAGGAAGCGCGCTTCAAAGCCTACGCTGTGGCCCGCCAGTGGGGCTGGCTGTCGGTCAACGACATCCGCCGCCTGGAAAACCTGCCGCCAGTCACCGGCGGCGATGTGTACCTGCAGCCCCTGAATATGGTCGGGGCCGGCACGCAGATGCCGGAAAAACTCACTGATGCATCGGACGAGCAAGTCCGCGATATCCAGAAGGCCCTTACATGAAAAACTTCCCTCGCATCGCCAGCATGATCTTCAACACCCCGCAGATGGTGCGTGAAGACTGGCTGGACATGGCTGTGAACTGGGCCAACCAGGCGATGAACCTGAACATCGTCAACCTCAACCCCGGCGGTCAGATCATGGCCATGGAGGATGACGAGCCCATCAATGCCATTTCGCCGGCAGAGCGCCGCCTCAACGCCGCCCGCGAGAGCGGTGTCTACGTCCTGCCCATTCATGGCGCCCTAGTCTCGCGCTCCGCGCACATGGACATGTGCACCACCATGACCAGCTACGAAGGCATTCGCTCCCAGCTGCAAGCCGCTCTGGCTGATGATGCGGTGGAGCATATTGCGCTGGATGTGGACAGCCCTGGCGGCTCAGCCACCGGCATGACCGACCTGGCAGAAGAGATCTTTGCGGCCCGCTCCATCAAGCCCATCACGGCTATCGTGAACTTCTCCTGCTACTCAGCGGCCTACGGTCTGGCCAGCGCGGCCAACGAGATCGTGCTCAGCAAATCCTCGGGCTCGGGCTCCATCGGCGTCATCGCGCGACACGTGGACATGAGCAAGCGCTATGAAGAGCAGGGCATCAAGGTGACCACCATTTTTGCAGGCGCGCGCAAGGCGGACCTGGCCAGTGATGCCCCGCTGAGTACAGAAGCCGCGCAGTGGCTGAACGAGCTGGTGCAGCAAAACTATGCGGAGTTCACGGAGCTGGTGGCCCGCAATCGTGGCCTGACAGTGGCCGCGGTGCGCGGTACCGAGGCCGGCGTGTACTTCGGTGCCAAGGGCCTCGAGATGGGCTTGGCCGACCGTATCGAACCGCCACAAGCGGCCATCAATCGCATCGCAGCCAGTGTTTCTGCTGGCCGCAAGCCGCAGCCGGTGCGCAGTTTTAGCGCGCGGGCTGCGGCTATGAATTTGCATAGCCGGACCTAATCCGGCATTTCATCAGGACTTCGTAGCCGCCGGTCGGCATGATTGCCGCAGAGGAGGGGGAAGTTGAGGGCGAGGAGGCTTAAAGCGGCTTGAAATTTAGCTTCGTGCTAACATCTGAGCGCTATGCAATATCCAACACTGTTCAATGAGAAGCGTACTGCACAGGCTGCAGCGTTCTTGCTGCACCGTGCTGGCGGACGTCTGCCTTTGCTCAAGCTGATGAAGCTGATGTACTTGGCAGAACGTGAATCTCTGCGCAAGTTTGGTGAGCCAATTACTGGTGATCGACTTGTATCAATGCCTCATGGGCCTGTGCTCTCAATGACTTACGAGCACATGAATGGCAACCTTCCCAGTATTGAAGGTGGTTGGGCAGCTTGGGTCGAGGATCGGGCGGGGCACGATTTGGCTTTGCGCGATCCAAGCATGATCCGAACTCCAGAGGATGACTTGCTTGAGTTGAGTGACGATGATCTCGAAACTCTGGAAGTGACTTGGCAGCAATTTGGTCACATGAGCAAGTTTGCCCTGCGCGACTATACCCATAGCGATGCTTGCCCTGAATGGGTCGACCCTCAGGGGTCAAGTGCTCCAATTCCGCTGGAAAGCCTTTTTTCAGCATTGGGTTTCAGTAAAGACGGGATTGATTCAGCAGTACGTCATTTAACTGAGCAAGCTCAACTGAACGCAGCCTTTTCTTGATATGGCATGGAATTGTGAGCAAGGGGCTTGTCTATTGGTGCCATCTGGCCCAGGGGAATATAAGCACCTGTTTGCAATAGCTGTGGGTCCGAGTGCCTTGGATGGGTATGGAGCTCAGCCCCATGTCATCATGGTTAGCGTTACTTCGGTCAAAGCAGATTACCCTCACGATCCTGCCTGCGTGATAAAGGCTGGTGAGCACCCATTCATTACACATGACAGCTACGTTTACTATCGCGATCCGCGGATAGAGCCAGTGACTCATGTGCAGACTATGGTAGAGAAAGCTGTATGGCAGGCTCACGAACCATGCAGTCCTGAGTTGCTTGAGCGTATTCGCCAAGGCTTACTGGCTTCTACGCGCGTACCTAGATACATAAAGAAACTACTTGCCTGAATTGAAGCCTCGCTCTGGCGGTGTTTCCGTTTTTGATTCGGAAAATTCTCTAATGAGGGATTTTTACTCAAACTTGGCTGTAGCTCTTATCCATCAAGCGCTAGCAGCTATAAAAATTGATTGATCTACCGCCCATTGAGGCGGTTGTTTGTTACCCAAAAGCGAAAGCCCCAGAGCGTCACCAGCATCTGGGGCTTCCTTGTTTCAAGAACCTCAAACAGACTTGTCACGAACTTAAACTTAGTTTTGCAAGTTGACCACTGCAGAACCACCTGGTGGGTGAGGCCCCAGTAGGTCGCTTCGTGTGTTGGTTGGTTTTGTGTCATTGCCCGAATGAGGGCGGCGGCACGTACCTATGCCCCCTGCCGTCAACTCGGGGCAAGCTTTTTCGCATGCGAAACTTGTTGGAGGCTAAACCGGCAGGACCTTCCATACAGAGCCGACACCAAAGCTTGCCTTGCATCTGGGGCAGGATTCCGAGGCTAGCGGAATCACAGAATCACAGTTGGGGCATTGGCCCTCGGGGCCGCTCTGCAGCGCTGCATGTTGCAGTCGCTTCAATTCTTCGGCTTCCAAAACCGGGTCTTTCCAATCGGAAGTGACTTCCAAACGCTTTTTCGCGGCAGCGAAGTCGTTTGCAGACAGAAGGCCGGCAGCTTGTTGTGCGTGAAGTAACTTCAGACGCGATTCTTGCCAAACCGGGTCAAGGCGGCGCAGGCGCACATAGACGGGAGCCAAGGCTATACGCAGCGCTGCAGGCTCCATCCCTGCATAGTGCAAATGGAGTTCGCCAAAGTTGGAAATCAGTGTGAGAAAGGTGTGAACCTTGGTCTTTGACGTGAGAAGGTTCAAGACCGTGGCCACAGCCATGCCCTCCAAGGCTCCGTCGACACCGAAGCCGCCGCCAATAAAGCCGCCGCCAGTCGTAACCGAGCCAGGCCCGGAAATGTTCAGCTCTGCTAGCTCAGCAAGGCTGAACGTTGCAGTGCGGTCTGCGTTGATGCAGTGAACATTGTTTGTGCCAAAACTGAGTTTGATCTTGCTTCCGATGGCGAAAGGGAAGCCATTTGCGCCAAGAACGGTGCAGTCGGCAAGACTGGGATTGTTTGTGTCTGCAGTAGCCATTTCTCCTCCTTTGAGAGGCAAATTATGGCTGGCGGCGGGATTGGATCGCGGTGGAAGGAAGCCCGCAGAGACGAACTGATCGATACATATGCAGAAAACGCGGTAATTTCGATGTAAAAAAGTGGAGAGCTTTGCGAGACTAAAAGCCGTTCAGACAACAAAGGCTCGTAGTGAATCGCAACCTAATTGCACAGGCAAGACAGCAACAACCTTTCTCAATTTTTTCAAAACTAAGTTTTGCAAGAATTCAAAGAAGTTCGATTCTTGAAGTGAAGAAGATGCTCGCGGTGCCCAAAACGGGCAGCTTGGCGGTGATGCTTATGCTGCCCCTAGGCATACGCTTGAGACTTCTTCAACTTAAGGCCTCCGCCATGAGCATCCAGATCGCCAGCCGCCGAGTGAATTATCTTGTCGCTGCAAAAGTTAGCAACTCAGAGCGGGCTTATGCATGGGCATAAGTGAATGACCTAAAGAGCTTCTATTTCAGGTGCTTTCGAGCATTCGACGATTTCGCAGGGCCTTTGATCGGAGCAGGTTTTGAGGGTATTTCACTGCCGCGTCCACGAACGATGGTGTCGTACGCGAACTGAAGATACGAAATCTCCTCTGGCGACATGGTTGATGCTTGCACGCCAGGGATGATGACTTTGTTGCTCAGGGATGCAGCCACCTTCTCTGCAATCTCGTCTGCAGTGGGTTGCTCTGCGTGCTCTGCAGTCATCTTCATGGATGCCATGCCGCTGCCTTGCACCTGGAAGCTCCCCTCAAGCCGAGCCACGATTTCTGCGTTAAACGTCCTGTTGTTCTCCTTTGCGGACTCATGGATCTTTGCGTGGAGTTCGGGAGGCACGCGTAGTGCTGTGCGGATGTAGTCGTCTTGCGTAGCCATGCAACAAGTTTAGTTCATGGCTTCAAAATGAAGTTGACTTCAAAATGAAGCCTGATATGATTTAAATCAGCTTCAAAGTGAAGCCGAAAGGAGATTATGGCTATCAACCAGACACAGGCAGATTGGCAGAAGACGGGTCTTCGACTACCGCGCGACTTGCACCGGCAAGTGCATGAGGCGGCCAAGGAAGATGACAGAACTTTCAACAGTCAGATCGTTGCATTCCTGCGGGAGTGCGTCGAGACAAGGCAGGCGCGGAGGACGAGCAATGCGTAAACATCCTGAAAAAGGAAACGCCCCTGGAGGTAGGAGTCCAGAGGCGTTGATTGAAGCAAACCACTTAGCAGAGGAAAGCATCATGGCGAATTCTAAAACACTTAGCCCAGAAGCACTATCTTTCAACGACATCAGGTTTGACGTTGTGGACTGGGCTGGCAAGGTATGGCTGAAGGCCATTGAAATCGGTCGAGCTCTGGGCTATGCCGATGACAAGGCGGTCCAGCGTATTTATGCGCGCCACAGTGATGAGTTCAGCAGCGAAATGACAGGGGTGGTCAACTTGACCACCCCTTCCGGAAAGCAGAATGCGCGAGTTTTCTCCCTGCGCGGCGCGCACCTTCTTGCCATGTTTGCTCGCACCAAAGTGGCCAAGGCTTTCCGCAAATGGGTGCTGGATGTGCTGGATCGTGAAGTGCAGCGACAAGCGCAGGAAGAGGACGCAGTTACAGCACTGAATCCGGCGCACGACAGCGTATTTGCCGGGCTGGTGATTGCCGCGCGCCGCAAGTTGGCCGCAACTCTGGCGGACTTCGAACGCCAGATGGCTGTTTGGGAAATAGTTGACGAGGAGGCCGACAAGTTGATGCCGGTCCCTCAGATGCAGGAGATCAGCACGCGCCTTGAGCGTCTGGGCAAGCTCTTTCACCCATTCAGCGAGCAGTTTGTGGATGTGCTGGGCATCAGCCGCGCGCTGCGCGGCCTGGACCCTCGGATTGGAGCCAGCAAGGCTGGCTGGGTTGAAGTTCTGCCCAAGATCACTGCATAACAGGGAGTCACTTATGAGCAATATCACACCATTTGTCTTCGATGGCCACAACGTCACTGTGATTGCAGATGATGACGGAAGCCTGCGCTTTGTAGCTATGGAGGTGGCTGACATCCTTGGCTACTCCGACGCATACGAGATGACGAAGCGCCTGGATGACGACGAAAAGCAAAACCGGCAAATCGCCGGTTTTGGGCCCCGGGGTGTAACGATCATCACAGAGTCTGGACTTTATGACGCCATCTTGGGTAGCTCTAAGCCCGAGGCTAAGCCGTTCCAGAAGTGGGTGCGCGCCGAAGTGCTGCCGAGCATCCGAAAGACTGGCAGCTATACAACCAAGGTTGCCGCGACGCCACTCAAAGCAACTGCCGACGCTGCCCGGGCATTTGCGCCGCTGGTTCGTGTTGCCCGTCTGCTGGGCTGCGACAAGAACGCAGCCGCGATCAGTGCGAATCAGGCCATCTATCAGATGACCGACATCAACCTGATGCAGCAGCTAGGGCACATGCACCTGGAAGCGGAAAGCCAGGAGGGCCAGTGGTACACGCCGACGGAGCTGGGCAAAGTCATTGGCGCCAGTGCGCGGGGCACCAATCTGCTGCTGGCTGAGGCGGGGCTGCAGATGAAGCTGGGCGAAAAATGGGAGGCTACTGATGCTGGCAAGGACTTCTGCCGCCTGTTTGACACTGGCAAGAAGCACGGTAGCGGTGTCTCGGTGACCCAGATGAAGTGGTCACGCACCGTGATACCGCTACTTGGCGAGCGCAAGGAAGTCGCCTGACCAGCTAGCGCTCCATATCAATGCAAACCCGCTTCGGCGGGTTTTTTACTTTCCGCCACTTGGGTTTGAGCCCGGGTGGTTTGTTCGCGCCCGCCATGGGCATCACTGAACCCGCCTTGAGCGGGTTTTTCTATTGAAAGAGACGTTATGTCCAAAATCCATGAAATTCGTAGCGAGCGCGCCAAGATCAACGACCGCGTGCAAGCCCTGGCCAAGCTTGAGGCCGAAAACGGCTCTCTGACTGCCGAGCAGCAGACAGAGTTTGGCGAGTTGCAGGCCCAGTTCGAGGCGATGTCCGGCCAGATCGCGCGCCTGGAGTCTGCTGAGCGCATGAATGCTGCGGCCGCAGTGCCAGTCTCTGCCGCCGCGGATGTGACTGCAACCAAGACCGTGCCAGCCCAGCCCAAGCAGCCCGAAGCACCTGGCGCCGGCATGGCGAAGATGGTGGTGGCTCTGGCCGCTGCCCAAGGCAATCGCCAGGCTGCGGCGCAACTGGCCATTGAGCGTGGCTACGGCGAGCATATTGCCGCTTCGCTGAATACGCTGACGTCGGCTGCCGGTGGTGTGCTGGTGCCTACCAATCTGTCCAGCGAGGTGATCGAGCTGTTGCGCCCCAAGTCCACGGTGCGCAAGCTGGGCGCGCGCCCCTTGCCTCTGAACAATGGCAATATGACCATCCCGCGCCTCAAGGGTGGTGCTGTGGTTGGCTATATCGGCTCTGATTCCGATGTGCCGGCAACCCAGGGCGAGTTCGACGACCTGAAGCTGTCGGGTAAAAAGCTGGCGGCCCTGGTGCCCATCAGCAATGACCTGTTGGCCAACTCTTCGGCCAATCCGAATGTGGACGCCATCGTGGTGGGCGACCTGACCAGCGCGCTTGCGGCTCGCGAAGACAAGGCCTTCCTGCGCGATGACGGCACCTCCAACACGCCCAAGGGCCTGCGCCACTGGGCATTGGCTGCCAATGTGTTCGCGCCGACTTCGGCCACGCCGACGCTTGCAGAGGTGGACTCTGACCTGAACAAGGCACTGTTCCGCCTGGAGAACGCCAACGCCAACATGACCAGCGTCGGTTGGGTCATGAACCCTCGCACCTTCCGTTTCCTGGCCTCCATCCGCGATGGCAACGGCAACAAGGCCTACCCGGAGCTGGACAACGGCTTCCTCAAGGGCTATGCCGTTGCATTCACCACGCAGATTCCTGCCAACCTGACTGTAGGGGCAGATTCCAACGGCTCGGAGCTGTACCTGGCCGACTTCGGTGATTGCTTCATCGGTGAAGACGAAGGTCTGGTGATCGACTACTCCAAGGAGGCCACCTACAAGGATGGCCAAGGCAATGTGATCTCCGCCTTCCAGCGCGACCAGACCCTGATTCGTGTGATTGCCAAGCACGACTTTGGCCCCCGCCACGTCGAATCTATCGTGGTGCTCAAGGATGTGCAGTGGGGCTCCAGCTTCGGCTAAGCCCGCCTTGTTTTGACCTGCTCTGGCCGCTGGCCGGGGCGTTCAAGGAGTGAGTCATGGAAAAAGTAGTCGTACTGTTCACCAAGCCCTTCGGGGCTTACGCCAAGGGCGACCGCGCTGGCTTTGATGCGGGCGCGGCCAAGCATCTTAAGGATCTGGGTGTGGCCGAGTCTGATGCGGAGCCTGATGCAGACGAAGTTGAGCAAGAGCTGGATGGTGTCCAACCTGCCCAAGTTGGCGCTGCTGAGGAGAAATTGCAGGAGCTGGCACCCGAGCAGCCTCCTGCGGAGGACGCGCAGCAAGCGCCCCAGGCCTCCGAGCCGCAGTCCAAGCCAGCAGGCAAAGCACCGAAGAGCGCCAAGGCATGATTGCCCAGTACCTTGGCGATGAGCCTTTGACACTTGCCGAGGTGAAGCTGCAATGCCGAGTGGATGGTGAGGAAGAGGATGCCTACCTTGAAGGTGTCCTTATCCCGGCCGCACGCGCGCTGGCCGAGGAGGTCAGTGGCTCAGCCATCCGCAAGGGGCGCTATATCGAGCAGGCCAATGACGCAGGCCATTCGGTGCTTGCCTGCGGCGGCGTGATTGAGGTGGAGAGTGTCACTGTCAATGGCGACGCTGTGCCTTTTGTCGTTGCGCAGAGTGGCCGGCGCACCTTGGTTCAGGCATCGGGATTTGTCGGCAAGGCTGCCCAGATCACATACACAGCAGGTATCGACATCACGACGCACGCGGGCGTGCGCGCCTGGATGCTGCTGGTTGTCGCCTGGCTCTATGCCAATCGTGAGCTGATGGGACAGCGCGAGGGGGCGAAAGCGCCTCCGCACATCAGCGCTGCTCTCTTGTCGAGCATCAACATGCAACCGGGGTTCTGACTATGGACGCAGGAAGTCTTCGAGACCGCATCCACATCCAGCGCCGCTTGCCTGGCGGCGGGCTTGGCCAGCTATCGAACAACTGGGAAGAGGTTGCCAAGGCCTGGGCAAACATTCGCTTTGCATCGGGCAGCGAAACTGTGCGTGCAGGGCAGGTGGCCAGCAAAGCTCAAGCCAGTATCCGAATTCGATGGCGCACTGATATCAAGGCTGACATGCGTGTTGTTTGTGCAGGCGTGGAATACAGCATCAAGGCCGTTTTGCCAGAGCGGCAGCGCCGCGAGTATGTGGACCTGGTCTGTGAGGTGACCAATGGCTAGGGGGGCAAGCTCTCTGATTGCCGCAGTCGATCTTTCAGACCTCGAATCGCTCTTTGATGATCTGGGAGATGCAGCCGAAGAGGCGGCGCGGCCTGCGGCACAGGCTGCCGCCCAGGTGTTCTACGACACAGCCAAGATCAACGTCGCCAGAATCCAGAAGCTCTCGGGGAACCTGGGCAAGGCTATTTATCAGGCCTTCTCACCTGAGAACAGCGGTCAGGGCGTTGCTGAATATCACATCAGCTGGAATGCCAAGACCGCGCCGCACGGCCATCTGCTGGAGAACGGATTTTGGCAGCGCTACCAGGTGGTAATGACCCGAAAGGGCTGGGTGACGCTGGCACGGCCGGAGAGCGCTGGCAAGAAGAAGCCGCGGCGCAGAGCCAGTCAGGCCGAGAAGGATGCGTACTATCTGCCCCGTCCGGGTGGGCCGGTCTACATCCCGGGCAAGGCCTTCATGCGCGGCTCGCTGCGCGCAGAGCCGGCTGCTGTGCTGGCCTCGGCTGATGTGCTTTGGCAAGCTTTGGAAAGGGTGAAGTGATGGACGAAGCTCTACACGCAGCCATTGCGGCCGTAATCCCGAGTTGCTATGGCACTGTGGCCCCGGCCAACGCGCAAACTCCTTATGTGATCTGGCAGCGCTTTGGTGGCGATACCAGCGAATACCTGGACAACGAGGATTCTCAGGTAGACGCCGCCGATGTGCAGATCCGGATTTTCAGCCAAGATATTCTGGAGCCGAAGCGGCTGATGCAGCTGCTTGTCAGCGCATTGCGCGCCCACCTAGATCTCGTTGTCCGGCCGATAGGCAACTTCCGCGACGACTACGACCACGACATGGATCTTTACTCAGCTGACCAGGACATCCGCGTCAGCTACTGACTTCAACGCCCGCAAGGGCCAAACAACCCGCCATGGGAAACCATGCGGGTTTTTCTTTGCCTGAAAGGGGCACAACCATGCGCAAAGTTCCTCTGCCCGATGGGGCAAAACTCAATCTGTACACCGCCGCTCTTACCGCCTTGGCCGCTGGTGCAATGTCCAATGCAGCACATGCGGTGGTGACAGTGGCCAATAGTTTGCAGGCTAAGGCTGTAGTCGTCATCACCAGCGAGGACTACCCGGAGCTGGAGGGGCGCGTGGCCCGCGTCAAGGCCGCGACGGCCGACAGCGTGACTCTGGACGGTGTTGATACCAGCGATCTCACAAAATTTCCGATGGGTGGAGAGGTATCGTTGATCCCTCTGGTTGCCAACGAATGGCAGCGCCTGCCTTACGTGCCCAGTTTCGCGCTGAGCGGTGGTGAGCTCAAGACTGGCAGCAGCAGCTATCTGGATGTTGAAGACGAGCAGGAATTCAGTCAGGGTCGCTCGGCGCGCCGCCTGGAATACACCAACAGCTGGAAACAGGATGGTGCGGCTCGTGCTGCTCTGAAGGCTTCTGACGGCATGG